ACGGGCTCTCAGGGGACTCTAAGGGTAGTATGCCCTCGGGGTCTCCGGGATCCCCTCCACTAGCAGATATCTTCGAGACATCTAGGGAATCCTTAAAGGATCTGAAGGATCCTCCATCTACAGGGTGACACACAGGAACCTCGTGGGATCTCAAGGAACCTCGTGGGATCTCTGAGGGGGGTATGGACTGTATATTGGGTACTGTATATCTGGGGGGTTATACTATGTACTCCCTAAAGACCCTTTAAATCCTTTAAATCCTTTAAATTCATTATAGTACCTTATAGAGAGAGAGTATACGTAAGAAACACCACCGGTGTTGGAGCTTACCCGACAGTAGCTTAGTAGCTCCGTATGGAGTTAAGACTGATATCCTAAAGGTATCCACAAGATATAGTAGCTTAAGGTACGAGGGGGCCTTAAGACTTTAAGGGCCCTATAGGTCCTTATAGAAAATACAGATATCTATGTGTAGAGGCTAACACCCCCTCCCCCCTAAGGGGCTATGGGGATCCTCGACACGGCAGGAACCCTTAGAGGTAATACTATAGATTATATTCTTATGGTACTTCTCTCTCTGGTAAACTTTAAGGTCTGGGAGGACTACAAATGGATAACAAGAAGAAGCTAGCATTGGCTAAAGAAGCCCAGAGACGTAAGAAGCTAGCAAATTATGAGAGTAACTTTGAGTTATTCTCTAAAGAACAGATAAAGATCTTAACAAAGAATTCATCACTGGGCTTTGTGCCCTTTGAGTTTAATGATGCTCAGAAGATAGTAAATGAGAAGATCAGTAAACAACTTGAGGAAACAGGCCGTGTCAGGGCTATAATCCTTAAGGGAAGACAAATGGGACTATCGACCTTTGCGACCGCAAGGGTTTTCTGGAAGTCCTACTTCAATGCATACAATAAGTCAGTTGTTATGGCACATGACTCAGCCACATCTGATGCACTCTTCACTATGTCACGGAATACCATTTCCAACATGCCTGAAGAGTTTAAACCAGTCTTTAAGAAATCCAATGCTAAAGAGATCCTGTTTGATCACAATGATTCAGGATACAGACTTTACACAGCAGGATCCCCTGAAGCTGGTCGAGGTACTACACCAACCATTGCTCACCTCTCCGAGGTAGCCTTTTGGACCCATGATGAGAAGATCCTTGCAGGTCTCTTTCAGGGCATATCAGAAGCCGATGGTACGGAAGTAATACTTGAGTCCACCGCTAATGGTGTTGGTAACGAATTCCATAGATTATGGAAGGGTGCAGTAGAAGGAGAGAATGATTATCTTCCTATATTTGTGCCATGGTACTTGATGCCGGAATACAGACGAACAGTCCTAGAGCCTGAAGCTTTCGCAGAGACCCTATCAGAGGAAGAGTCTAAGATACAAGAGAAGTATGATCTTGACTTAGAACAGATATACTGGAGGAGATTGAAGGTAGCAGAAGGAGGCCTTAGTAAGTTCCGACAAGAATACCCATTGAGCCCCGAAGAAGCCTTTCAGACTTCTGGAGCTAATGTGTTTAATATTGAAAAGCTACAATCCCTAGTACCCTCAACGGTACTTAAGAGACAACTATTTAACCAGAGTTCATCATCCTTCGAAGATTACAGTGAAGGTGATGTGTCTATATTCGAGTACCCTAAGTTTGATGAGAACTTTGTAATTGGTGCTGACTGTGCATTAGGAGTAGGTCAAGACTCCTCGGCATGTGTAGTAATGAACTCTAGCAATAAAGTTGTAGCTCTATATAGAAATAATAGAATAGACCCCACTCAATACGGAGATTTACTATTCTATCTTGGAAGATATTACAACAATGCTTTACTAGCTGTTGAATCTAATTCCTTAGGTATAGCAACCCTCAATCGTCTCAAGCAGATGAACTATGTTAATCTATACCATCAAACCAAAGTAGCTAACGTGTCTAATGAGGAAGGCAGCCGACTTGGTTGGCGTACAACGCAAGCTACTAAACCCATGATCATAGCGCATCTTAAGAACGCAATCGAGAACGATGACATTAACCTTGCGTCCCCGCGAATCATCCAAGAGTGTATGGATTACGTGGCTGATGCGAATGGTCGTACCAATGCTATTACAGGCGCACACGATGATACTGTAATTGCAACAGCTATAGCCCTTGAAGTCCTAAGAACCCATAGAGATCGTTTGATCAATACTAAGGTAGGCTTCCAGAACCAGCAGTTTTCGGAGGACCAAACTAGCTGGCTATAACTGAGAAAGTTTCCCCATTAGTCCTCCAGCTAACGTTTCGGTTTAAGGTGACATACACGTTTCGGGAAAGAGAAGCTATTGGAACCCGTTTTTTATCAATGATTGACTGAAGGATCGAGATGATCCTAACTAGAGGAATTTAGTATGAATGATCCAGATGGATATATGGAAGCAGTAACAGATGACGAGTTGATGAACATTATCCACTCTGAAGTAGCAAACTCACAAGGTAACTTCCTTGATTCCTCTGATCTATCAGATGAGCGAGAGAAAGCAACATACGAATATGCGATGCAACCTATAGGGCACTTAGCCCCTCAGGGTGTATCTAAAATTGTGTCATCAGACACCGTTGAGGCAATTGAGGGGTACTCTGCAGTACTTTCTGAGTTGTTACTCAATAATAAAAAATTAGCAAGATTTATACCACTACAACAAAGTGCGACTGGTGTTCACCAAGCTAGGGTAGCTTCTGACGTAGTTAACTATTGTATCTTTAAAAAGAATAAAGGTTGGGAGATTCTCAACACTTGGATGAAGTCTGCACTCCTTTGGAAGAACGCAGCGGTAGTCTGGGAGTACGTAGAGGACTATGACTTTACCTTTGAAGAATACGAAGAGATTACCCCTGAAGCCTTGGATGTGCTGCTTGCAGACTCTGAAGTAGAAGTAGTAGGTGACTTGTATGTGAATGGGATTGGTGTGTACGAAGAAGTACGTATCAAACGTACCCATAACAAAAGTGGTATTAAGATCCGTAACATTGAGCCAGAGTCTTTCCTTATAAGCGCAGGAGCTTCCTCTATAGAAGATGCATCCTTTGTAGGCCTAAGAACAGAAATGACTCGCTCAGAGATTCGCAAACAGTATCCAGATCATGCAGATAGCATTGACTGGGACAATACAGGTAATGATAGCCATACCTTTGCACAAGCTATTAACAATGAGAAAGCTGCCCGAAGAACCTCAGTGGGTCTTAGCAACACTAACTTTACCCAAGTACAATTGACAGAAGCTAATCAACTAGTTAGTGTCTTAGAGTGCTGGATTAGTGTTGACCGGGATGGCGATGGTATCTCAGAACTTAAGCGATTTATTACAATTGGAGATCATGTGCTCTTTGAAGAAGATGTCGATTGTATTCAAATAGCTGAGCTTAAGGCCTTTGATATTCCTCACGAATGGGCTGGTCTGTCTATGGCAGATATGACTCGTCCTGCTACATTAGCGTCTACTGCTATACTGCGTGGTTTTGTTGAGAACACTTACTTGACTAACTACTCACCTAAGTTGGCAGACCCTAATGTTGTAGACTTCTCTGCACTGCAGAATATGAAGCCAAAACAAATTGTACCTACTAACGGAAACCCTGCAATGGCTGTTAAGAACATGCCACCAGAGTCTTTGTCTACAGGTACTGTGCCACTGCTTGAGTTCTTGCAGCAGCACAAAGAACAAGCCAATGGTCTGTCAAAGGCAGCCCAAGGACTTAATGATACTCTCTATGTGTCTGGTAACTCAGAACAGAAAGTATCTTCTGTGCAAACAGCAGCACAAACCCGCATTCAACATATCGCCAGAAGATTCATGGAGACCGGCCTAGCCACACTTTGTGAAGGTGTGTATAAGACGATGAAGATGGATATGGGTACCCAATCAATGAAATATTACGACCGCAATAACTTCTACAGCACTATTGATGTTAAGGACCTTCCTAACGAAATGATGTTACAGGTAGAGGCAGATGTAGGAGATGCAAGTAATAAAACTGTGATGGGTAAAATGGCAATGATAGGTGAGAAGGTTTTACCTGCTCTCATGCAAGCTGGGTACAAAGGGGCAATAGACCCTACAGCTCCAGCAGTCATTGCTTACAAAACCATTGAGGCGTTAGGTGAAGATCCATTAGACTACATAGTAGACTATACTTCCGATGAGTATAAGAAATCCGCAATGGAAGACAAAGAGCAACAATCGGTGCAAGATCAAAAAGCTAAAGAACTTGCTACTCAAACCCAACAAGCTAAGCTTGCTTTGGATCAAGCAAACGTTGACTATACTAATATACAGTCTCAGAATGCAATCCAAGATAACTTGAAACAGCTTGTAGTTGCTTTAGATAAATCATATCAAGAATGGTCAAGATTAAGTATATCTGCAACAAAAGAAGGGGCTGATGTCCCAGAAAAACCTGACGTACAACAAATGTATCAGATGGCTCAGGATTTAATTAGTCAAACTATGACCTTACCAAAAGGTGCGCAGCCACAGCCTAATCAACCTATGGGGCCAGAAAGTCAAGGCATTAACCCAGAGGCTATCAAAGCTATGCTCGAACAAGGCGGTGGAGGTATGATGTAAGGGGGTGATCCTCATCTAACGAGGGGTCCGAAAGGGCCCTTCAACTTACGACACTAACCAGAGGAGATATAGTGGATAAGTATAAGAACGGGGCTAAACGAAAGTTTAAGCCCAAAATGGACCAAAACACTGGAGAGTACAAAGCTAATCCCTTTGGAGACTCTCAGCAGGCACTAGCTACAGCTATGTTTGCTAAGAAAGAAAGAGATGAATTCTTTACTGAAGCGTACTCTGACATCTTAGTTAACTTGTTTACTCAGTGGCTAGTAACAGAACCCCATTGTCTCAAAGAGCGTGAGTACTTGTACCACGTAGCTATGGGCTTAGGTTCTGTAAAAGAACGTCTAATTAATGTGGAAACCTTTGGGTTTAACCAAGAGTTAATAGACCATAATAAATCTCAAGAAGGAGATAATAATGGACAGTAAGACACTGGACAAAGCAATTATATCAACACAAAATACCGTTAACGCTATGATTAAAGAGTTAGCTGCAGGTCCGGGTAAAGCCCGATTCCATGCAGAAACTTTTGTTCATGCATGTAATGCTTTAAATGAGCTAAATGAAATTAAAAAAGAAACCCGAGCCCCTAAGAAGAAGGTGGCGGTTAAACAGGACTAATATAGGATAACAAATTATGAGCAATGGAAACACTACAGCCTCTACCCATTCGGATGACGCTGGTTTTTACGCTGGTCAAGATGGTCAATCTATCGATGACATTCCAGTTCCCATGGGACCAATGGGTGCGGCTTTAGGCCTCACTCCCCCTGAGGAGGAATCTCTACCAAATGATGATGAATCTGATCTTGACCCGGAAGATTCTGCAGAAGAAGATATGCCCGATGATGAAGACGCTGCAGATGAAGACGATACCGATGATTATGAGGAAGACGCTGAAGACGATGAAGAGTATGAGGATGAAGATGATTCTACCCAAGATGACGATTTACCGGATGAAGAGGAAGTAGATTGGGATTATAAAGTCCCTGTCAAGATTGATGGAGAGACAGAATATGTTTCTTTGTCAGAACTTCGTAAAGGTTTTGCTACTGATCAACACTTGTCTAGGAAGGGTAGAGAAGTTAGTGAGCTTGAGAAAGAACTCAAAGAGGAATACTCTGAGAAGACTAATCATGCTTTAGAACTTGGGAGTGTCTTAGCAGCGCAACTACAACAAGAAGAGGATGCGCTAGCTCAGAACTACCATGACTTAGAAACTAAAATTGAGAAAGCTCGTGCAGATGGTGATAACTATGAGTTGAATGATCTCAAGGATAAACGTGAGACTGCCCAAAAGAAATACTGGGCTGCACGTAATAAACGTGAGACCGTGCTTTCTACAGTGCAACAAAAACAACAAGAGCAATTTCAAGCTCAAGTAGACGAGCTTATGGTTAAGTTTGAAGAAGATATACAAGTTATCTTACCAGACTTTGACTCTGAAGCTATACGTCAGTTTGCACTAGATGAAGGTGTCCCTCAAGATTTCCTTGATATTATTATGGATGCTAACGTTGTTAAGTTTGTAGATGATTATCGAAGACTTAAACAGAAGGCCACAAAGGGTTCTGTAAAACGTAAGACAGCTCCTAAAGCAAAAGGTATTCCAACTAAACGTAAATCAACAGCCTCCCAACGGAAAGCTAGAGATGCTAACGCCCTTAGGCAAAAGGTATTATCTGGTGAATCTAATGAAGAAGGTGAATTAGAGTTTCTAAAGTCATTAAGCAAGTTCCGCTAATTATAGATTCAATCAATTATAATATAAGGAAATTTAAAAATGGCTGCAACAAATTTTGTAACTACTGGTACTCTTTCTGAGAAGCAAGACCTGGCGAACTTTATCTCCATGATTTCTCGTGAAGAGACTCCATTCTTGTCATCTATTGGCAAAAGCACTGCTAAAGCAATCTACCATGAGTGGCAGACTGATGAGCTCGTAGCTCCCGGTTCTGGCGCTGTTGCTGAAGGTTCTACCTTCTCAACTGTAGCTGGTGCTCAGACTGCTGGTGGTGACCGTACTCGTCTGGGTAACTACACTCAGATTAACTCTAAGACCGTACAGGTTTCTGGCACTAAACGTGCTGTAGATCAGGCCGGTGTTGCTGACGAATATGCATACCAGCTCAAGAAGCGTGGTACTGAACTCCGTCGTGACCTCGAGCATGATGTCGTACACAGCTTCCACAGCAAGAACGGTTCTGGTACTCGCACTATGGGTGGCTATCAGGCTTACTGTAACGATGCTGCTCTCGTAGTAAACGGTGGTGAAACTGCTGCTTATACTGCTCCGGGAACTACTGGTATCGGTACTGCTGGTGTTATTAACCGTGGTTCTACTGATGCTAACCTTAACGACATCGAGCTAAGCCATGTTGATGACGTTATGCAGGCTATCTATGAAGCTGGTGGTAAGGCTACTACTTTGATGACTTCTCCGCTAAACAAGCGTACCTTGTCTGCTAAGGCGCATGCTACCGGTTCTTCAGGTACTAACCTTGTACGTAACGTGGATGAAACCGGTAAGATCCGTCAGAGCATTGAGTTGTTCGACAGTGACTTCGGTGAAATCCGCATTGTACCTAACTACATTATGGGTCTTGCTCATAACACTGGTGCTGACGCTACTACTAACTCTGCAAACTTCTCAGCGTTAGTATATGATCCCTCGTTCTTCAAGGTTGCTACTCTGCGTCCTCTTCAGGAAACTGAAGTTGGTCAGCAAGGTGATAGCACTATTGGACAGATCGTAGAAGAGTGTACACTAGCTGTTAGTAACCCTAAAGCTTGTGGTATGATCGTAGGTCTGGGTGGCGTATAACCCCTAGTACCTTTGGGGCTCCCTTATGGGGGCCCCTTCTTTTTACCTATGGAGGATAAATGGATAACCAAATTAAAGGCAAGATAGCAGATAAGAAGATACAAGTGCACCAAGATGTAACTGAATATCTTAACTACGCTAAACAATCCCGAGATATTCAAAGCTCTGGGGGAGATGCCTCACACTACAGATCTTTTGCTGTGATACCTGATATCGTAGCTATCGAGATCCTTGAAAAACACGGTATGAATTTACATCATACAGAGTTTATGAGCAACAAGGAAGACGTTGCTAAATTAAAAAGAATTATAAAATCAGAGTACCCGAATCTCTTAACATCTAATGTAAGTAGAGGTCGTGGTTAAAACATAGGAGACAATAAATGTCAACTCCACTATACGATGCTTTAGTTACAAAAGTTAGATCATGGGTGAACAGAGATTCAAATATAATGACCGATGAACTTGTTGCTGATTTCTTAGACTACTCAGCTGATTTCTGTTATAGGAAACTAAGAATACCACCTCTTGAGCACACATATACATACTCTGCAGTAACAAGTAGTGGCGTAGGTGAAACAACCCTTACGCTTCCCACAGACCTTTCAGAGATTATACAAATACGTAAGTTAGACTCAGAAGGTAATAGCTATGTATTCGATGAGAAACTCTCTCTACTAGCTATGCAAGATAATGACTACACTCATAAGCAAGAGTCATACGCCCGTAAAGGCCCTTCAATAATCTTCTACCCTGAAGCTAAGCTTGGGGATATTTATGAAGTACATTACTATAGAAGGCTTACTGATTTAGACGCAAGATACCTTGTTAACCAAACAAACATAGATGCAGGATTAGCTACAGTTTCTACTGTTGACGCTGAGGGTTCTGTAGAATTCCCAGCATCAAGCGGTAACTACTACGTAGGTACAGAAGTACCTAATTGGCTAAGAGATAGTAACGAAAGGGTTTTACTATGGGGTGCCATAGCTCATGCATTTGACTATGTTGGGGAAGATGAAAGGTCAGCTAAATATACTGCCCAACAACTCCAAGGTATACTTGAGTTAAATCAGGAAGAAATTCAAAGAAAAGCAAGAGGTGGGTCTCATATACAGACTTACTCTAGTACTGCTCAACTTTAAGGAGATAAGATAATGGCTATTGAATATACACCAGAATCTAGCTTAGTAGCAGATCCTGCAGAGGGTGGAAGCTTTAGTGCTTCCAATAATGCAGAGCTTGCTGGTGCTCAGTCATTTGCAGCTCAGGCTAAACTAAGTGAGATTGCAGCAGCTACTAGTGAAACTAATGCAGCTTCATCAGAAACTACAGCAACCGCTAAGGCTGATATAGCAACCACTGGGGCTGATACAGCAACCGCTAAGGCTGATATAGCAACCGCTAAGGCTGATATAGCAACGACTCAAGCTAGCACAGCTACAACAAAAGCTGGAGAAGCAAACACTTCAAGAGTTGATGCAGAGGCTGCTAGAGATACTGCAGCTGGGAGTGCAGCTACAGCAACCACTCAGGCTGGTATAGCAACCACTCAGGCTGGTACAGCAACCACTGACGCTGGTACAGCAACTACTCAGGCTGGTATAGCAACCACTCAGGCTGGTATAGCAACCGCTCAGGCTGGTATAGCTATCGATAAGGCTGATATAGCAACAACTCAAGCTGGCACAGCTACAACAAAAGCTGGAGAAGCAAACACTTCAAAAGTTGATGCAGAGGCTGCTAAAGTT